GGGGTTGACGAAGCCGAAGATGGTCACACCTTCAAGGTTTTCCAGATTCAGCATGGCCGCACCATCCACAAAGGCATCAAAGCCAAGGGCGGTGGTCACGATGGTCATGGTGGCCTCGTTGAAAGCGCCGAAAATGTCAGCGTTCACGGTGTTGAACATATCCGTACCAGCGTGACGGGTGCCGGTGGTGATCACCATAGGATCGGTCATGGCTTCCTCGTCATAATACTGGAAACGGTTCTGTGCCATCTGAATCCGGTATTCCTTCTCGGTGTAACCGGCTTCAATGGTCTTGGTGTTGCCGTTGCCCATCGTCAGTTTCTCGGTGCCATCGGTGGCCTTGTACTTGTGAATCTTGCGAACCATGCCAGCAACGCCGGTCAGGTTGTTGTCCACGGTGCAAAACTGCTGAAGATCAAGGTGGCTCTGGTACTGATCTTCAATTTCGTTGGACAGGAAAAAGTTATCGTAGCAAGTGTTTGCCATTACTCATTACCTCCATAAAGTTCTTTGTATTCGTCAGGATGGTTGACGGAATAGTTGTAGCGATCCAAGGGGTTCATGGCCTTCAGCTTTTCAAGGGTCATGCCGCCTTCAGCGCCATCACCCTTTTCAGCGGATTTGGCCCCCTTGAACTTGGTGCCGGTGGACTTCTCAAAAAGAAAAGCCGTGTCCTTGCCTTCCACCAGCTTCTTGACTTCATCATCAAGGCCCTTGACGGTTCCATCCTCCGCCAATTCAGCCTTACCGATGAAATCAACCAACAGCGCCTTAACAGCGGTGTTGTTCTTGGCCTTTGCGCCGGTCAGGGCCAGTTCAACCGCATTGCTGATTTTCAGATTCTTCAGTTCAGCGGCGTGATCCGTGTCCTTCTTCTTGTTATCGGCCTGAAGCTGTGTGATCTGATCCTGAAGGGCCTTGGTGTCACCAGAAGCCTTCTTCAGCGTTTCAAGCTGGGTGTCACGCTCTTTGATGGTGTTCTTGGCGGCGGTCAGTTCGGTGTTGACCTCATTGAACCGGGCCTTGGTGACGAAGGAACCGTTCAAGCCCTCCATAACCTTTGTGGCCTGTTCTTCAGTCAGGCCCCATTCCAACAGCTTTTCTTTAGTCATTGTTGTTACCTCCAAAATCCTTTTTTACCGTGGGTTAGGAACCACGATTTTTCCGGTTCTGTTTACCGCCCACCACCGGGAAACGGCGAAAATGGTATGAAAAAACCACCACCGGCCAAAGGCCGGGGTGGTCAAATCATCAATATAGTTTTTATGGCATAGAAGAAGGGAACAGGTTTTCACCTGTTCCCTTGAAGATTGGACTTTGGCCGGAGCGTCACTCCCGGCATCTCTTTTGCCCACTACCAAAAGGCGTGTGGCGTATGGGAACGCTTTTTCCACCTCAAAGCCCGTTCTTATCCTATCTAAAGTATAGCAGTATTATTCCCGCTTGTAAAGGATTTTCTTGTTCTTCACATTCTTGTTCCAAGTGGTTTCACCAATGCGCCAGAAGGACAAGATGGAGTTTCGATATTCAGCGGGGTCACTCTCTACCTTTACCCGTAGGATTACTTTGAACTTTTCGCCATTTTCTTCAATTTCTTTCAGAATTACACCGGTATTAGGCTTATTCGCTTCCAAGATGTAATCCGGGTTTGCCAGAATATCCGCAATATACTTAACGAACTGTTCGTAATCTCCGGGGTGGCGTTCTTCAATATGCTGAATCCGTTCCGGGGTGATAATCACTTCATCGGTGGCGATCTCGTCCGTAATGCAACGGTATTTTTCTATATCAATGCGGCCTACCGTCTGCACATTGGAACCCTCGCTTTTTACCATCGAAACTGTATTTTTAATTATACTCCCGATGGTTGCAAGGGTCAACCCATCTTTGGAACCGTTGTCCACAAAAGTTTTCTTCCATTCGGAATAACTCATATTACCGGGGACATAGTAAACTTTTCCATCCTGATCCCTTGCGGCTCTTTCACCCATATATTTTTCATCAATGGCGGGAACCGTAGTTCCTCGGCAATGTGGATGAAACGGGGGAACGGTAACACCCGGTTGAAACTCCGACATGGGAACCACTTTTCGATCCATACTTGCACAAAATGCACAGGTGATGGAATCCAGCGTTTCCAAAATCTCCACATTCTTAACGCCCAATTCCTTATAGGTCTCTTTTGCGGCAAGGGCGTTGAAATAGCTTGTTTCCGTATTTACAAGTCGTGCGGCCTGGTACCGGGAAACTTTGAACTTCTTCTGAATGGCATCCGTGATTTTTTGGGGGCTGTCACCACGAAGAAGGCCCTGAACCAATTCTTTTTGAAGGCTGTCAACCAATTCTTGTTTCTTGAACCAAATACGGTCACTAAAGGTTCGTCCGTCCGTTGTCCAAGGCTTTGAAAGCAAGGTTTCAAGTTTTTTCTGATCCAGCCCGGTAATATCCCAACCAAGGCCCACGCCCTTCTGAACCTCAAAGGCTGTGTGGGTGTAACCATTGCCCACAACCTTCTTCAACAGGGCATCCAGACTATCAACCTGATTGCCATATAGCAATTCAAGCTGTTGCTGAATACCTGTCTGAACAGCTTCAAGGCGGGAAATGTGGAACCGGGCAGACGCATTTTCCAGCTTCTTCAGCCATGCCGCATCCAACCCGGCCTGTTCACCGATCTTGATATACTGTTCAACGCTCCAATGAAATTCTTCAAGCTGTCCAGCGGTCAGCCATTTCCGGGCATCGGTCAGGCTGATTTGGTTGTTCACCGCAAAACGGGCATACCAGCTTTCAATTTCCTTCTGAACGGAACGCTGTGCATCCAAATACAATTCTTCCATGCCCTGAATAGTCTTTTGGGCTTCTCTGTGGGCGCTGTCCTCCAAGATGGAAAACCGCCCACGCCAATAATCCGCATTTCTCATGGGCGGTTCCTCCAATCCTGAAAAATGGTGCTGAAGGTGGGATTTGAACCCACACGCCTTGCGGCAACGGAGTTTGAATCCGCCGTGTCTGCCTATTCCATCCACTTCAGCAAATAAGACTTCCCCATCAGGGCTGAAGGCCCCGCAAGCATTTTCAGCCAAGTCCAACAGGGAAGCATGGTAGCCCGTGCCGGGATCGAACCGGCGTTACCGCCGTGAAAGGGCGGTGTCTTAACCACTTGACTAACGGGCCATGATGGGCCGGGGAAGGGAATTTCACCCTTTGGCGGGTAGGAGTAATAGCACCCCGCCACACTCAAGGTCTGCCCCGGCATATATTGTGAAACGGCGGGGGTTATTCGCCCCCACCATTATCACCTTGGTTCGGGTTGCCGGTCTGGAAAGCCCCGGCGTATTCCTGTGCCTGTGCCATAGCTTCTTCCTTTTCCTTCTGCAACCGGGCCATTTCTGCTTCAACATCCGTAACCCACGGGTGCTGTTCCACAATGGTTTCCGTGGACAGAATACCAACGGACTTGGAACAGTTTTCAATGGATTCCGTTTCATTGATTAGAATGTCACGGTTGAACACGATCTGAAGTTCAGCGCCTTCATAATCGCCCAAGCCCCTGTTGCTGAAATCCTGATTGATGAACCACAACAGTTCTTCAAAGGCCGCTTGGAACTCGGTTTCCATGCCGTTTGCGTCAAGGTCAATGTCAGAATACATGGATTGAATGTTCATTTGATTGGGGTTGCCACTCAAACGATCATCCTTGGCATCGTAACCACGGGCATTTTCAATCAAGGACTTCTTCAGAAGTTCCAAAATGCCCTTGTAGTTCTCTGCATTGATTTCAACCTGAAGGGTTTCAACCCCGCCATCCTCACGAACCTTCACGGCTCCATAAGTGGAAAGGTTGTGGCGGAACTCACCAAGGTTTTCACCGTCATAGTTCTTCAGAACCAGAATGGTGTTCCGTGCGTCCTCTTGCATATTGTTTTCAAAGTCGGAAATCATGGTGTTGATTCCGTCCTGAAGGGTTTTCACACGGCGGATCAGGGGGATTTCCTGTTTGTTATACTTGAAAGGAACCAGCGGAATCCTTGTCCAGTTGAACCCCTTGGGTTCTTGGCCTTCTTCCTCAACCATGAAATAGTTTTCGTGTTCACCGGCTTCCACATCGGCAATCAGCATATCATTCTGATAGATATACCGGTAAATGCCATCGGCTTTGAAGATTTCCACCTTCTCCACCTTTTCCTTCTGGTAGCCGTTCCACACTTCTTGGGTGTAGTAACGAATCGCACAATCAAGGATGGTGTGATCATCGTCAGCCCAAAAAGGAAGAATGTCATAGGCCGGGAAATGCTTGAAGGACAATTCACCAGCTTCATTGTAGTAAGGATAAAGCCAACCAAGGCCACCGTTCAGGGCATCTTCACAAACATATTTCAGAAGCCGGTAAAACCGTTTGTTGAAAACCTTGCCCAAAGCATCCGTGTAACCCTTATCCTGACAGTTCAGGGTGAAGGGCTTGCCCACAAGGTAGTTGGTTTTCTGATCCACCATCAGGGCATATTGGTTATCAATCAGGCGGTTGTTCGGAAGGTTCGTCACCACCTGAAGTTGACCGTTTTCACCAATGATTGTGCGCTGACGCTGAAGAATGTCATGCTGTCCTTCATAGTACAGATCACCTATAACCTGATCCTTGCGGCGCTGACTATTCTTCCATTCCTTGATTTCAGCGGCGAAGAACTGATTTTCAGTCATGCCGGTTCGCCCACCCTGAAGGATCAGGCGGTTGATACGCTCCATAGCGTTATCCAGAAACATATTCACTTACCGCCTTTCTTCATTGCTTAATAATTGCAATCCCCCGGAATCACACGATTTCCGGGGGATTTTGTTACTATCATGTTATTAGTCGAAGCTGAAGGCGGGGCCAACCAACATATCTTCCAGCCCGTAACGCATAGCGTCCATAAGGTGGTTGAAATCATCAATGGGAACATTGATCTTGGCCCCGAACTTATCTTCTGCCCATGTGTAGTTTGAAATCTCTGTGATGAAGTTCACGCATCGGGGATGAACAATGATGGTGTAACCCTGAATGTACTGGATTCCGTTGTTCACGCTGTCCTTGCCCTTCCGGGCGGCTCTGATACGATGAAGGCCAGCATCCCGCAATTCATCAATGCTCTTGGGTTCGGCACAATCGGCCTTGATCCGTTCCTTGCCGTAGCCCATGCCGGTGATTCGGTCACAGATTGCCCGGTTCGTCAGGGCCTTTTCATACAGTTCATCAAAAACCCAAATGGTTCTTTCCTTCTCACTCACCAGCCCACAGAACAGGGCCGTGGGATCGTTGGTATAACCGAAGTCAAGGCCGAAGGCGCTTTTCACATCAGGCTTCTTGGAAATAGCCAGATAATCAAAGGCTTCTTCCCGCCAATTATCGAAAATCAGGCCATCCACAATGCCCCAACCCCCAAGGCCAGCCACCTTGTAGCGGCGGGGGTTGTTTTCCTTCATGGTGTTGAACACCTTCAAATCCGCCGTGTCCAGCCATTCATTACACAGGTAATTGGTGGTTGTGGCGTAAATCTGCCCATCCGGGCTGATCCAGCTATCATGGAACTTGTATGTGGGGTTCCCTTGGGCATCCTTGCCGGTGATCTCCCCGAAGAAGCGTTTCCTGATCCAATGCTTTTCGTTCCACGGGTTGAATGTCAGCGTGATTTGCTTGAACAGGCCGGTTTCTTCCGGGATAGCACCACGGATGGATTCATCCAGCATATCAAAATCAGCTTCATTCATGATTTCGTATGCTTCTTCAATCCAGCACCAGCACAAAAACCCTATTTCAACCGTGATACTCGTCACTTTTAGGGGATCATCAAGGCCCCGGAAGTAAATCTTCTGACCGGTGGGAAGGTAGGTCATTTCAAGGGGGCTTTCCTTGATTTCCCAATAGGCTGAAACCCCAAGGCGGTTGATTGCCCATTTCAGTTCGGTGAAACAGGAATCTTTCAAGGTTCTGAACACCTTGCGAACCACAAGGGTATTGGCTTCCGGGTATTGCATCATCCGTTTGATGATGTTCAGGGCCGTGGTCTTGGATTTCTTGGAAGCACGGCTTCCCTTACACACCCGGTAACGGCCTTTGAAGTTCCAGAAGGTTCCGTAACCCTTGCCAACCACTTCAGGAAGGTGAACCCGCTTGGCCTGTGGGCTAATCTTCAAGTTGATCATCCCCCATGATAATCACCGGAACGGCCCTTTCCACACCTACCTTGTCCGTGAACATACCATAACGCTTGCCGATCAGTTCAGCGGCCTTCAGCCTTTCCTTGGCTCCAACCTCTTTCTGCGTCAACTCTTGGCAACCGTCACCGCACAGGATCGGGATTTCTTCAGTATGTTCACCCCGCATTACCGAAGTCAGGTATTTCATGACTTCTTCAGCATCAGCGATCTTGGCCGAATGAAGTTTTTCAAGTTCGGTTTCGATGTACGCTTTCAAGTCAGGTTTTGCAAGGTTTTCAGAACCCGTCTGCTTTGCGGTCTTGGGCGAATACCCCGCCTTGATTGCCGCATCCGTAGCATTGCCGCTGATCAGGTATTCATCACAGAACTTCCGCTGTCTTGGTGTCACAGGTATTCACCCCTTTCATCAGGCATAGAAAAAGCGCCCCGGTTTCCCGTAGGCGCAATTTCTTATTTACTATTCTACCGATTCTTTACTCTGTTTGGAACCGGTGGCACTCTGGTTTTCTCGGTTGTTTAGAAAGTCGCTATTTGCCTTGGCAAAAGCAAGTAAACCCTTTCCGTGAAGTTCAAAAACCCATTGCATAGAATAATTCAGTTCTTCAGAAATATCTTCCCATTTTTTCAACTGAATATAGCGCCCGATCAGAATATTTTGCTGATCAAGGTCAGGAATCCGGTTGATCATGGTGAACGCTTCCTGTTTCATGCTCACAAGTTCATCAATCCGGGCATTGATCTTGGCTTCAAGATCAATAATCTTGGTGATGGTTTCTTCAAGGGTATTCTTGGGGCCTGAAGTCTGAACCTTGTCCTGTTTCAGTTGGCTTCCGGTAGAAGTCAAGCTGGAACGCAAGGTTGCAATGGTGCTATCAAGCCGATGGATCAAACGATCCGTTTTCCTGATTTGGGCAAAGTATTCTTTAGCCTGTTGGGAAAGGTCTTTGTCATTCACTATGTAACACATCCTTTCTGCGGTGGTCTGTTCCGTTTTCATTGCATCTGTACCGTTAATAAATGCTGAAAAATCAAGTGGTTTCAAGACTTTGGAACGCATGGAACAGATAAAACGGGCAGTTCCTTATATACACATTTCTTATATATTTTTTTCTTTATAAGAAGAAAGTATATTTACATCTGTTCCATCTGTTCCGTTCCTTGAAAGCAACTGAAAAAGCCTTGAAAATCAAGGGTTTTCGTGCGGAACAGATATAGAAAAAACATCTATTCCATACCTGTTCCACACGCTGTTCCAACCTCTACTGAAGAAGCACCTGTTCAGGCGGAAATATTGTCCGAAAGATACCAGACAATCAGGAACCAAACAGGATCAATGCTGAAATACTCGGCCACGGCCATAAGCAACAGCACAAGGGTTAGCACCACCAGCATTTTCTTCATCGGCGTTCCACCGTTGTTCCTGCAATTTCAATGGCTACCGCCATACCCTTGAAATCACATTCATCGCCTTCAACTTCCAAGGTGTCACCGTCAGCATTTTTCAGAACGGCGGTATAAACTTCATTTTCTTCATCATAACTGAACTGACAATCGTTTTCAGAATAGCGGTCAATATCTTCTTGGTTGTCACACTCCAAGAAGGTGAAATCCAGCAATTCAGCACCTTTGCAGTTGCCACCGATTTCAAAGGAAACATGGCCGGTATAATCCCATTGCATGAAAGTCACCCGGATTGTATGGACACCATGAAAATTAGGGTCATAAGAACTGATCATTTGTATTCCCTCCCGGTCTTACGGTCTTTGATTTCAATGCGGTTCAGAAGTTCAAACC